AAATTTATGAGTGTGCCATCGGTGCTAGATGGCGCAGCAGTCCAATCTCCGAACCAACAGCCCTTAAAGCTGTTTGATCGAGATAGCGCGGTCATGTACAAACAACAATACGCAGCGGCACCTTCAGTTGCATCAAGTGGCGCGTCAAAATGACAGTTCTCAAAATAACAGGAGTTAGTCGTTGCCGAAAGCAAAACACAGTTCAGATTTTCAGCATGCCCATTACCCATTTGCCAGTGGATGTTTTTAAAAATACATCCATTTGCGGTGATGGTAAAAAGAGTTACTACATGATTGGTTCCGGTATGCCCAAAACGAGAACGCCCGTAAGGGCCGCCTGCGGAAACGCCAACCATGTGCGTGTAGCTTTTTGCCCATGTGAACGCAGCCGTTACCTGTATAGATGTTGCGCCTCCCATTACATACAGCACTTCGTTTTTATTTTCAGTTAGCGCAGCGTATGCGACCGCAATTGTTTTAAAAGCTTTTTCTGGACTCGATCCATCATACGAGTCATTGCCGTTTACGCAATCCAGGAAAAAAGCTTTTCCATAAAGCCCCTGCGCCATTCTTATTTGATCGCCGAGGCCTACCTGCTGACCAGCAGGCAGCGCCTTATTTAGAATATCTGTTTGAGTTGAGGACAACATTTTTTTACCTCTTAACCTAGCAGAATCGCGACGTGTTCAGATTTAATAACCTTCACGCCATAGCAACAACCTATCGAGTAATGCATCTGTCCGTATTCGCCATACATCGATACGGAGAAAGAAAGACCAGATACTGGATCGGTTACGATGGTACGATCACGCGCAGCATCCCCACTTGACGGAAATGCAATAGGACGCTGAACAAACTGGATCGCCTGTTTTTGAAATGCAACGTTTCCACGATAAGATGCACCAACAGTAAGTTCATCATTAGTATCTTTTGCAATAATCAATCCAGGATTGCCTAGAACAATGTCGCCAGCGGTTGCTACAGTTCCTGAGTTAATAACATATTTGTTAGTATCAGCTGCATTTGTTCCCCCTGCAAAAGTGATGATGTCTCCAGCAGTGAGCCCGGTAGTGTTAACAGTGCCGCCCTCAAGCGTTAGAGTAGTCTGTCCAGCAGCTTCAGTACCATCTACATCATATCCAGTACCAGCGCCTTTCGTATGCGAAACGATCTGGCTAGATTCTTTGATATTTACACCAAGCAACCTAGAGATAATACCGTCGCGCAAAAGCTGATCGGTACCAGCGGTATTAACCTGAGTAAGGTGCACAAGGTTACCAAGATTAACAACAGCCGAAGAATCAAGAATCAAATAAATGTCTTCAGTGGTACATCCATTGTCCTTAAGTATTTTCATAATATCTGCAACTGCGCCGATTGAAGAACCGAACGGAGTTACTCCGGCAGTGCCAGTAGCACGAGATGCACCACTTATTGCAGCAAGCGCGATTTTGGCCTCCATTTCGTTACGCATTTTACGGAATGCCTGAGCAAAACGATCTTGCATAATTTTTTCGTACATTCCAGCATTGCGTAGGCCTTTTTCTTCTTCCCCATTCCATCTCACAGGCTGAGTAACTGCAGTATCAATGGTAATATCCACATAACCAACCGTTATATTTCCGGTATCCGGCGCGGTCTGTGCCGGAGACCATGAAGCAGATGTGCCGGCGGCCGGAACAATAGGCACGCGGATGGTTTCATCCTTCGCTGCACCTTCTGCGCTAGCATCCATCGCTACCGCACCAATAAAACCAATTTGTTCTTGCCCTACTTTGTCGAGTGCGGTTTGAATAATTGGAATCAAACCGGTAAGAGTATTCTGAGTACTCATTTTTTATTTACCTCATTCAGTTAATTTATACCCATCTTTAATCAACGCTGATTTTTCTAATGGGTCTAGTTTTTCATATTGATCACGTTTCATTATTTTTGCACCACCTGTTCCAGAAAAACCGCTCGCTCCAGTTCCCTTATTATCGGGCTGACGCAAATAAACTTTTCCATTTTCAGATTGTGCAAATTGCTTAAAAAATTCTTTGGCTGGCAGGCCGAGTCCGTCGCCATTTTCGAGAACAACACTTCTGTTGTTCTCTTCCATTTCGATTCTCGCCTTTCCTAAAAAAGCAGATTTAAGTAGGTCTTTGTGCTTAGAATCAAAGCCATTTGAATCAAGAGCTTCGATTAAAGCATTTTCGGTAAGTGTACGATTTAAAAAACCTTCTGATTCTGATCGCGCTTTGCGCTCTTTCTCCAAATCATCAGAAATCTTTTTTAAATCTCTTTGTAACTTGGTTAATTCATCAGAAGCCTTGCCCGATGATTCAACCTTTTTCTTAAGTTCAAGATATTCATCCATATCAATTTCGTCAAGTGTTTTTTTTATTGTTTCGTTTTCTTCACGCAATTTCTTGTGCTTTAATATCAATTCCTGGTTTTTTTTCAATAGCCCGTTTATATCTTCTGGCGTTTCATAGCCCACCGCCTTTGCCAATTCCTTGAATGCTTCAGCGTTTTTTTCATCCTTCATAAACTCCTTGAGTTCATCGATTGTCATGGTTTATTTCTCCTTTAAAATAATATTCATGATCCCAACTCTGTTTTCGTCTGAAATGTTTTTCCAATCCATGCCATAATTTGCGCAAACTTTTTTTATTGCTTCAAAGTTTGATGGTGATTTCCAAAATAACTTGAGTTCGTTTTTGTCGGTAATTACTTCTTCAAATTCTTCTGGTTTTATTTTTTTTTTATACTTTCTTTTTTTGTGCTCAGCTTCTAACGTTTGCAGTTCTCCCTCTGTAATAATTGGCATTTATTTTCTCCTTTTTTATCTAATTAAAATTCCATTTTCATCAAACTTCAGTCCTTTGCTTTCGGCCCATTCTTTATATGATTTAAAAGTCATAACTTCATTTTTACTTTTTGGATTGAGCGGGTCTTTCCGCGATCTCATGAGTTCTGGATTTTCGTCGTTTATAATATCAATTATTGTGCATCTGCAATTGATGTCCATCGATGGCTTGCCCCATTTACCAATTGTCATAGTTGTTAAATTTCCATATCTAAATGGCTCGTCTATTTCTACTCGCTGCCCATCAACAGCAATGTGCGCATCTCTAGTGTTCCCTCCACGCGTCGCGTGCCATTGCCGTTTTAAATCTATTCCTTGTGCCGATGCATCTTGCGATGCGAGTAGCGATCCCTCTGATGCGGTACGCGCCGACTCAGTGAGCGCAATCCTATCTGCTTGATATTTTAAATTTCCCATGACATCGCTGATTCCAGTTGACATTTGATTTATTGACTTACCCTGAATGAATCCTTGAACAATTGTTTGTTGTATTTTTGTAAGATCATCAATTCTATTGCGATAAAGCAAATTTGACAACGTACCGTACTCCGGCACAATATCGATTAGATTTATTCCTATTGATAATCCTTGCTTAATTTTTTTTGCAACATCTTTTGCAATTTGTGCCCATAGTTCAGTTGATCCAGTAACAGCAACCTCCACTATTCGCGGATCAAGAATTGTAAAAACGTTGTTTACAACTATAGGCGTAAACCAACTTATTACATATTGTTGACGATAATACGAATTTAACATTGCAAGTTCTGACGTATCTTGTATGGATGCAGAAACTTTTCCGTAATAATAATTATATATTTTTTGAGTTTCTTTAAGTAGATTGTTCAACCTATTATTTTGTATCGCGATATTATAGATGTCCTGCTGATTTCCTTTTCCAGAAAGCAATGACAAATATTTTCCATAGAACTTTTCTATTTCTGCAATTATCTCTTTTTGCGCAAGATCATAATTCTTTAACATCACTCGATTGAAGGCAATTGTTTCTTTATCGGTCAAATCCTTTGCGTAAAGCTGTGCCTCTTGAAAGTTCATTATTTTGTTTCATCTTCCTGATTGTTATTTTTTAAGCTTTCTGGAATCATTGCATCTCTTTTTTCTATTTGCCTTTTAAGAGATTCTTCTTTTGCTTTTTGTTCATCTTCGAAATTCCATGTCTGTGGGAACATTTCATATTGCTTTAATTGATAATAATAAATTTCTTCGCTTATTGCGCCAGATTGCAATGCTCCAATCAAAACTGAAAACAATTGCGGATCGATAGTTGCTGTTTCAAAATCAGTATTGAAGTTTATTTCTGCTTGTTTTTCAATTCCAATCCACGCGTTTAGATCGGACATAATTTTAGATGCTGAATCTGAAAGGCTTTTTGAAATATCTGCAAGAGTTGCGTATTCTCCCTCGCTCGATATGCGCGAAGTTTCTGCGCTTGCAACATAACGACCTTTCCCAGAAATAATCTGAGAGCCCATTGCTGCCATCTGCTCTTCTTTATGCCGAAGCTCATCTTTTAATCCAGAGTCGCTTGATGCTTCTAAAAAACTAGCGCCACCATCAACAGGAAAATCAGCAGCTCCTCCTACTGGAAACGCCTTATCATCGCCCCATCCGCGCGTTATAACAGTCTTTGCGCCAGTCCAATGCAATAGATTTTCATAGTCTGCCGAGTTTACATAATGCCCTAAATTTATATTTACAAAATCTACCAAGGATGATTTTGATATTTTGTTGTTTATTCCTTGTGATGTTACAATATAAAAAGGGATAAAATTAAAAACATTATCACGTATAACTGGCGTTATTTCTTCTCCATCTGCAACAATCTTTCCGCGCTCATTTTTAATCCAGTTTTGAACACGATAAATTCCGCTATTATCAATGAATAATTCTTTCCAAACTTTTACTTCGGATGTTTTGTATTTATCTTTTTCGTTTTGTTTTTGAATAATTCCTTCGATCATGACCATCGTTAGTTTTTCAATACCATCGATAATTTCTGTTTTCCAATTTATAATTGATTCTGCCGGATAAGATATTAAATATGGTCTTTTTTGTGCTTCTGAATAATCTAATAAAACGCCAACTCTGTTTACGGATAAAACTTCTTTTGCGATATCCTTAAAAAAATAATTAAAAGAATATCCCGCAAGATTTATATTATCTAAGATCGATTCGTCAACTTCTTTTACTATCGGATTCTTTCTGAATAGTTGACCGAGGCTAGCAGACATTGTGCGTGAAGAAAAGTTTACATATTGAGCTCGCTTTAGATATGCCTGATATGAATCAGGCGTCTGCCCGTTTAGCATCGGTAAATATTTATCGCTTTTTGATTTTATCGCATCCTGTCCTTCAATTGCGTCGCGTGTGTATTCCCATATTGGGGCCCATTTATTATATTGATCGTTTCTTGTGTCTTGCATATTACCCCTCTGGATTGATTATTTTATTTTCGTTTATACATTCTATATTTTCTACTTGATATTCTGACATCGAGGACTCTTCCCCTATAATTTCCCAAAAATTATTTACTCGTTTTTCAATTTCTCTTTGTGGATCGTTTGTATATTTAGCTATTTCCCATTCATGGTTTTTAAATTTTATCCAGTAGTATCCTGATTCTCTCATGATTTACCATCCTAACGTTTTGTTTATTGATCCATGATGGATCCCTGCTAAATAACTTATGCCC